TACTCGCTGATGGCAGTAATGACTCTATTAGACCTCGCCCTTGGAAACGAAAGAGAAGAGTAAACGCTAGACTACGAGCCTTCAGATTACGTTGTGCTCGTAGGAAATTCAAACAGATAGGAATTAACTTAGAGGAATAATAAATGCCAACAATACCCTTACAAAATTTAGGTATAAAAGGCCTAAATACAGATGTACCTGCACAGGCATTGTCTCCCGAAAACTTTTCAGATGGTCTCAATATGAGGCCCTCTGATGGTTCTTTACAAGGCGTATATAAATTTCCTACTGCTTTTAACACCAACGTTACTGGTAGTAGTGCAAGAAATGTATTGGCTGCAACACAGTGGACTCCTGTAGGTTCTGACAACTTTAACCTAGCTTACTTATATGAATCTTCTTCTGGTGTAGTATCTTTCCAGGTATCTCAAGATGTACTTAATCCTATATCTTCATCAGGTGTTAATGCTACTACTAACTTAAGTTTAAATGGTAGGTTTGGTTTTGATTTCTTTACATTCAACGGTGTTATAATTGTTAATGACGGTATTAATCAACCAATCCGTATCTCAAATAATGGTACAGAAGCTTCACCTAACTACCAATCTTTATTTTTATCTAACTGGTATTCAGGTGCAGCAGATGGCAGTGCTCAAGAAGGTGTGGTAGCTAACAGAGTTACTGCACAAAAAATGGCGGCATATAATAATAGACTAATTGCTTTAAACTTAAGTGGAGCTTATCTTGCTAACGAAAATTTAGGTAATTCTTCTTTGGCTTGGTCAACACCTATTACAGACATTAATACTCTTAACGGTATGACATGGCGGTATGCTTCTACTAACAGTGCTGGTGATGATATACTAACTGAAACATCAGGACAACTGTTAGATGCAGCTCAATTAGGCCCGTATCTTATTGTTTATAAAGATGATTCTGTATACAGATATCAAGACACAGGTTCACCTCTTTACTTAACTAGTGAAATGTTATTTGAAGATGATGGATTATATAGTCCAGATTGTTTTGAAGACATAGGTGATGGTAGACATTTTGTGTTAGGTAACTACGGTATATACATACATGATGGTGGGCCTAATAAAAAAGATATATCTAAAGGTAGAATACAAAAAGATATTTATAGTACAGTAAATCCTGCTCATAAAAACCGTACATTTACTTTCTTAAACTCAAGAGATAAAGAAGTATGGGTATGTTATAGTGCAGTAGGTAACAGTGGTACTGGTACTAACTTTGCTTATGTATATAACTATCAATCAGATGTATGGTATAAAAGAACACTACCTAACTTAAAAGGTATCACAGAAGGTGAGATCAATGGTCAGATATATGTATATGGATTTAGTGATCAAGGACTATATTTACTAAGCAGTGCATTTGAAGAAAATGGTTATGCTAGATTTCTTAAACAAGACTTAGGTAACCCTCACTTAACTAAAAATATAACTGCAGTATATCCTATGAGTGAAAATACATTTAACACTACTGCTATTACAGCTAACAGTTTAAATAAAACTTCAGTGGATACAGAGTTAGCTAAGACTTATGCTAACCGTGAAGATGTTTACAAAAGAACATTTGATCCTAATAGTGACTCAGGATATAAAAAAGATTACAGACTTAATGGTAGATACTTTAATTTAGAAGTATCAATGGTTGGTTCAACTAACCCTAAAATAACAGGACTTGACTTAGAAGTTAAACCTTCTGGACAAAGATAATACTGCTACTCGCAGGATAGGAGTGTATAATGAGTAATATATTTATTCCCGCAGGTGTTAGGGATAAGGCAATGAGAGATACTCTTGTTGCTATTGTAAGAGAACTAGATAAGATGGGAGGTGTAACTACCTCTGAAAATGATCCAGATCAATATACTCCTGGGGCAGATGGAGACCTTATATACTCCGAAAGTTCTACTAGTATATGGTTATTTTCTTCAGATACTAACAATTGGGTATTGGTTTCAGGTATATCAACAGCTCAAGCAGCTGAAGGTTATACTGGTACAGCTGAGTTTACAGGTACATTGTATTATCAAACTATTCAATCAGCACAACCTAACGCACCTACATCAGCAACATGGAGTATAGCTAACAGTGACTTCACAAGTATAACACCTTCAGGTGTATGGAGTCACACTCAGCCAGCTGTTAATATTACTGATACTGCATTCAGAGAATGGAGTACTAATTATACAGTTAACCTAGATACGAGTACTAACCCTATAGGTGTGTCTATTACATTCAGTACACCTACTGGAGCTATACAGGTTACCGATGATATAGAAAGTGATAACTATGCTGCAGGCAGTGCAGGTTGGGCTATACGTAGAGATGATGGCTATGCAGAGTTTGGTTCAGCGGCTATCAGAGGTACTTTAACTGCTGCTCAGATTGGTGCAGGTACTATTAATGCAACTAAACTATCTGCAGGTTCTATATCAGCTTTAGGTCTTACTCTAGGCACATTATCAAGCGCATCTACAGGTGAGCGTACAGTTATTACTGATAATACTATAAAAGTATTTGATAACAATAATGTTGTAAGAGTTAAGTTAGGTAACTTGTCATGAGTTATGGTTTAGAAATATTTGCAAGCAATGGAGCGAGTGTATATAATTCAGATGATGTAACTTGGAATCAAGTAGATTTCTTTTCCGTAAGTGGAGGAGGCTCTGCTTCCAACTCTTATTCTGTATTATCTGGACGTGATGTGCTAGTACAGCAAGTTCAAATCAATGCTCCCCCTTTAACCAGAAAAGCGTTATCTCACACTATTAGTGTAAGTGGAACTACTGTATCAGTAAGTGGTGGTTCTGAAAATGCTTATATACTAGTATTAATGAAATGAGAAAATTATGAGCTATGGATTTTTAGCAACAAATAACAATAATGAAGTACTAATATCAAGTGATACTAAGAATCTTCACTTTCTTCAAAAAAGAACTTCACCGACTACCGTATCTTTTACTTCAAATGATTATGGTGGTATGAGAAGATTAATATATTCTTTTTCAAATATAAATACAGTTCCTGTACCTTTCTTTAGCGTTCCAACTTCAGATTATTATGCTATTTCTAGATTAGAAGATAAAGGTTCAAATAACTGGGATGTAGAAATAATTAGGTCAGGTACGTCTACGAGCACCCCAGAAGTTTATTTGTTTGCACCACCAAGTGCAGGCAGTCCTTCAGGTAATTATGGTATGGCTGTTTATAATTCCGACGGTTCATCTTCTTTTGATAGTAGATTAAAACCTTTAGTTATTACAGGTGGACAATCTGTGTCTCACCCTACTAATCCAAGAACAAGTTACTCAAGTTCGGGGCTTAACGCTCAGTATTGTGCAACAAACGCCAGTGGTACTTTCGCACCAACAGAGTTTAATTCTTACACCATTAATAGTCAGCCCTCCAAACCTATATTTTCGTTTTTTAGCCTGGCGCAAGCGGAACGTGAGGTAACGGTTCAAGATCAACTGACCGAGTGTGATGGGTTAGGCGCAAACCAGTATGGGTGTATTGGTTTCGAACGAACTTACTATTGGACCTCTATATATTGGGCGTTTTACCGTGGAGGAATACGATGGAATAATGGGAACCTTCGTGCCGGATGGGTTGTAGTAGAAAAAGGTTGTAACTGGACATACTTCAAAGACAGTACATTTTTAGGTATTGGAACAGGTGGTGACAGTGGAACCGGCGGAGACTGGCCATATACTAATGAAACAATTAATACTACAGCTAATAGCCTTATTATTGCAAATGGAGCTAACTATGATTAAACCTTTTAAAATAATAAGTACTACAGAAGAAGATCAAAATAGAATTGGAGTAGTTTACGAAGTTAGTAAAATTGTTGTCTCGGTAAATGGAGAAAATATAGAACGAAAAAATAAAACTTTAACTGCTTATATTAGCCTACCTGCAGATGCAGATGTTGATCAAGAAGTGTTTAATGCTGCACAGTCTGGAGGTTGGATTCAATGATAGAAGAAATGTATTCAGACGATGCTGAAAAAAGAATTGCTTATCATAGAGAAACCGAGGAATTTAATAACATCGTGGCTAACTTAGAAAGCTCTTTTGGTGCTCAACCTCATAATCTTTGGAGATCAATATCTACTGAACAATATAATTCTATATACGATGACAATGTAATTTCTACTATAAACTTAGAAAGACCTTCTTACATAGATAACTTAAAATTTATTACAGTAGGTAGGAAATTTTTTATCCGTAAAAGATGGGTATATGATAAGTTATACACACTAACAACATCTAGCGCTTGTACTTTACCGTATCCTGAAGGAGCCATACCTTTAGGAATAGGTGAATTATTAAATGTTTTTGGCCAAGCAGGAAATGATGATCTATCTTTTTATAAGTGTCTGTATTTTAAGTGTGACAATCACTCTAATGTTGAAACTTGGAGTGGCACAACTTTAAACCAAGGTGAGCATAGTACTTTTTATTCGGCTACTTTTGATACAAATAATCAAAATCAAAGATTGCGTATGAAAAGTTATTGTTACAACACTCCAGGTGTATTTAGCGATTGGGATGTTGTTCACAGTGAAATGGTAGCTGGAAGAAATATTATTTAAAATAGGAAAAACAGCATGAAAGTAATTCATTTAGACCCAAGCAGTATTATTGCTCATTGGAGAGTAATAGAACCTGCCATACAGTCTGCACTAGAATATAGTGCTAATGAATCTACTACATATGATTACTTACAATGGCTACAAGACCCTGAACATTATCAGTGTTGGGTAGTATTAACTAAAGATGAGACTATAGTAAATGTTAGTGTAACTAAAATTAACCACTATGCTACTCATAAGTCTCTTCATTTAGTTACAACAACAAGTATAAACGGTGGTAGATGGGACACCTATAAAAATGCCCATCACACAATTGAGGCTTACGCAAGACAACAAGGGTGCAGACGCATTGAGATGTATGGTAGAAAAGGTTGGTCAAAGATCCTAAATAAACTTAAAGGATCACAAGGTGAAAGTTATAACGAGACCTATGTGGTCCATTCTATGGAGTTAGAAAATGAGATTTAAAGAATTAAACCCGTTCATGCCTGCGGTTACCCCAAGAGGATTAGGTATAGTTTCTAAAGGTGGAGGTGGTGATGATACTATAGAAAGTATTCCTGATTGGTATAAACCTTATGTCACTAATGCGGCAGGCAGTGCCACCGATGCATTTAATGCGGGTGATCTTGGAATGGTTGCTGGGTTAAATACACAACAAAAACAAGGTATTAATGCTTTAACAGGAGCGGCTAATGAGGCTAACCTTCAATATGGAGGAGCCAAAGATGCTACAAAAGTATTACAACAAGCCGCAGCTGGTGAAGGTATATATGGTGCTGGAGCTACTCAAGGACTTAAAGATGCAGCAATACGTGAGTCTAAAGCAGCATTTGCACCAATGGGTAGTACTTTAGCTAGCAGTGGACAAATAGGTGGTGCTCGTGCAGGGCTACTTGAAGGTGAGCGTGATGCTAACTTAGCTAGTGCTTTATCAGGTATTGATTATCAAGACTTATCTGATCGCAGAGGTCTAACTACTGGTGCTGCTCAACAAATTATAGGTAATACTGGGTCAATGCAACAAGCAGCTGGTGCAGGAGCAGGTTACCAAGGTCAAGCAGGACAGATGTTACAAGAGCAATCTCAAAGAGAATTAGATGCTACTTATCAAGGTTTACAAAGATTAGGTTCTTTATTATCAGGAGCCCCTGTTCCTACTCAATCACAGAAATCTGGAGGAAAGTAATATGGCTGGAATATCACCTAATGCTAATCCTTCAATGAAGTTAAATGAAGGAACTGCTTCGGTAAGTACAGGTCCTATAGGGTCTAACGCAGGTACATTTACTCCTGCTTTCAGTAATGACGATATGGGAGTTAACAATGTAACTGTAGGTAATCCTTACAGTGCTAACTATGCAGGTAACACAAGTTATGTAACAGGTCCTTTAGGTATATCTATACCAATAGATAACAATGATAAAGCACAAAAAACTAGTGATACATTAGCTAGGGCTTATGACTATGATACTAGGCATAATCACCCTAATGTAACTGTTTATAATTATAATAACCCTGGTAACCCTATTAAGCGTGATGAGTCAGGAAACTTTTATCAAGATGTACCCTCAGTAAATGGTAGTATTGGTGGTAGAAATTATGACTTTGATTATCAAGGGAATAATAGAAGTGCCCCTGGTTATGATGCTAGTACGCTACCTGGATTCTCAGATAGAATTGGAAACTTTTCTTCAAGCCTTGGTAATGCTATAAAGACAATGCCTAGTGCTATTGGTAAAACATTTAAAAATATTAATCCACCTTTGGGAGGTAAGTCTGCGGCTGAGTTAAGACGACAAGTTGATATGGCTAATACCTTATCTGCTAATGTAGCAGCTTCACATGCGGCTAATCCTACTCGTAAAAGAGATTCTAATAAAGCACATGAGGCTGCAGTTAAAGCTATTAAAGATTCTAATAAGAAAAACTATACTAAAGCAGCAGGTAAATCAGCAGCAATGTCCGGATGGGGCGATGACTAGGAGTTAAATAATGAATTTTTTATCACAGAACCCTTTAAAAAGGGAAGAAGAAGGTAATGTAAGACCTAACTATACACAAGTTGGTCAGACTGTACAACAAGGTCCTAGTATGACACAACAATTAGGTACAGTATTAGCACCTAAAATAGCAGAACAAGCATTAGCTTCAACAGCAGGAGTAGCGGCCACAGCAGCTTTAGGTCCAGCAGGTTTTTTAGCCGCCCCTGCAATGGGTGTTTTGTTAGGTAGTCTTTTTAACAATGGAACAACAAGTGTACCTGGCTATATGAATGGAACACAAGGTGTACCTGAGATGGACTATGGTCCTGATCCCTTACAAGGTTATATGAATGGAACTGACTATGTAGGTTATAATCAAGGTACTAACATGGCGTATGCTGGTGGTACTGATAGTGTACCTGCTATGTTAACTCCAGGTGAAGCTGTTATACCAGCTGCAGCCGCACAAAACCCTCAAAACAAACCAGCTATAAATGCTATGGTTGCTGAAGGTAGGCAGGCTAATGCAGTTGCTAACAGTACTGCATTTTTAAATAATGGTACAAAAAAAGTATCTGAAGCAATGCCTCAAGAACCTATGATGGGTCCTTTGTCAGGTAAGTCTCAGAGAGAAGAAAGGAAATCTCAAATGGAAGAAATGAAAAACTTACAAGAGATGTCTTTAAAAAAGAAAGCTTGGGAATCAAAACAAGCAATGAATCAAGAAATTCACGAACTTAAATTAGCTCAAATGTATGAGAAACATAAGTCGAGTATTACAACATAGGAGTTAATTATGTCGTTAGAGAAACTACTTAGAGAAAGAGAAGGTTTTAAAGACTATGTATACGAAGATACAATGGGTAATCCAACTATAGGTACTGGTCATAAATTACCTGAAAAATATAGATCTATGATTTACGATCCTGATAAAAAAGGTAGTAAAAAAGTTAAACCTTTTACTAATAAACAATTAGAAGAATTTTTTCAGGAAGATATTAAGATAGCTAAAAATTCTGCAATGGCAAATTTTAATAATTTTAATACTTTTCCTGTATCAGTACAAGAAGGTTTAATAAATCAAGCATTTCAACTAGGTCAAGGTAAACAAGCTTTATTTACAGAAATGAAAAAAGGATTAGACTCTGGTGATTATAATAAGGCTATGGTAGAAGCTTTAGATAGTAATTGGAATACTCAAACACCTAAAAGATCTAATGATTTAGCTAATATTTTTAGAGAACAAATACCTTCTGGTCAAGAAGTAAACTTAGTGCCAGAACAAACTAGTGTTCCTTTAATGAGACCTTCTGAATCTAATACTGTGCCTAATCAAAATAATATTATAATGGAAGGTATAAAACAAGATATGAATCAACAAGCCGTACCTCAACCTAAAAGCTTTAACCAAGCATTTGGTGAAGCTAGAAAACAACAAGGTAGTGGCGGTACATTTGAATGGAACGGTAATAGTTACAGCACTAACATTGCAGGTGAGGTTCCAGCAGTAGCTGAACCAATGTTTCCAAGAGAAGAGTTCGTTCCAACAGTACCCCCTAGAGTTACAAGTACTGCTGATAGTCGTATTAATGTACCTCCTTTTGAAGGTTTGGAAATACCTGAACTAGGATTTAATAACGGTACTAAAGGTGTACCTGGATATAGAAATGGTACAGGTGCAGTTGTTCCTAAATTATTAAAAGATAAAATAATACAAACAACATTACCTCCTTATGCTTATGCTAATGATGAAATAATAGAAACACAATTATCTCCTTACACAGTACCAAGTAATATTGATGAAGATAGAAGAAATTTACAAGAAATGGCTATCATTAATGATGTTAATAATAATTATTCTGTACCTCCTTATGTTAATAACAATGATGAGATAATACAAACAACATTACCTCCTTATGTTGGTAACAATGATGAGATAATACAAACAACATTACCTCCTTATGTTGGTAACAATGATGAGATAATACAAACAACATTACCTCCTTATGTTGGTAACAATGATGAGATAATACAAACAACATTACCTAAAGCAAATGGTCCAATGAACTTTATTTCTAACGCTGTTAACTCTTTAGATAATAGAGTTAATGCACCTGAGACTCAAAGGCAAATAAATACAAGAGAAAACAGAATTATTAATGATGTTAAAAAAGGTGATGCTTTAAGAAGAACAGACCTTTTAAAAGAAACATACAATCCACAAGGTGATTCTGCATATACTTCAGGTTTTGTTAATGCTGCAGGTGCAGGTGAACTACCTTCAAATTTAGTTAATTTAGAAGTACCTAAAATAAAAGAAGTAGTAAACATTGAAGATCAATTTCCAACTCCTGGTGATGACTCAATGTATTACCCTCCAGAATTAACTAATAATGACAAAGATACTTCTCCTTTAGTTAGTGAAACTGGTTTAAGGATTGTAGATGGTATAATTGTAGATGCACAAGGTAATCCAATACCGGATTTACCCCCACCTCCTCCAGAAGCTAAAGATAAAATAGAAGGTTTACTTAAAGATTATTTTGGTTTAGAAGGTAAAGATCTAATTAAAACATTAGGTTATTATTTAGCATCAAGAGCAACAGGTGCTTCTCACGCAGGTTCTATGCGATGGGCTGGTGGTGTTACCCTTGATTCTGCCGCTAAGAGAGAAGAAAGAAACCGTGTAACTAGTGTTAAAAATGCTGCAGATCAAAGAAAAATAGAAGCTTTAGTTAAAGCAGGTTACACTAGAAGTCAAGCAACTGCTTATGTTGAAACAGGAGTAGATGATCTTTTAGATAAACCTAAAGGTAATACTTATACAGGTGAATTTGAAAAACTTTC